GTTGGAACGGTATCAAAGTTGTTAGCACCAGATAGGTGGGCAACTTTACTGTCATCAGCAGGTGTGTAACCAATTTTATCTTGTTTAGTGTTAACATCCGCCGTGGTAGCCACCGTCTTACTTTGCATTGTAATTGGCTTTTCAAATGAATTAGTCCCAATAAATTTATTGTCTCCAGCCAGCGTTACGTCACTTGGATCACCTTTGAACTCTGGCGCATGTAATTCCTCCTTCAATGAAGTTTCGAGCTCTGCTTTGGAAGTCGTATAATCAGCAGTTAAATCCGTTTTGACTTTATCAACCGCTTCGTCAAATGTCATAGGACTAATGTCACTTGTAGCGTACCCCGCAATTTCGCGCGACACTGTCAATTTGGCATAGTCTGCCGATGGATAAATTGAAGTAGCACCATTTTTAGTAGCCCAGACCTCTAACAAATATTCATTTGGATATAGGTTTCGCGCAATAGCACTACTGATTGTGATAATTGGATTGCCTTTATCGTTGGCTTGAATTGGCACACTAAATTGATAATCAACGTTTTCGCCATGTTGCAACCCAAAACGCGCTTCTAGTTTATAACCACTTAAATTTACGGTTTGTTGATCAGCATTTAACGCTAAAAATTCAAAGCTGTGAGAATCGTCAGAATGCTTAATGATGTTAGTATTTGAGTTCAGTTTTAAATCTGTCATCTTCTTCTCTCCTTATGCAATTTCAATATCAATTAGTTTTGCTGAATTAGCATGAGCGCTTTTTGTATTCGAATCATAATCGAGATAATCCATAATGGTTCCGTCAATTTCGGCAACCGCTCCGCCAAAAAGGTGCGTCGTAAACTTCAATTGACTTTCGTTGATTAATTTGCAAAAACAAGTTGGATAAGCGGTATCGTCTCCCCACAATCGTGCCCCTGTTTCGCTTGTTAGGTCAGCATATTTCACGTTCAAAATATTAGTACCTGGATAAACTGTTAACCTAGTAAATTTCTGTGCTCCTAAAAGACTAATGTCGCTTGGTAGATTTAAATTCAGAGTGTCATTGATAGTGCCGGGGTCGGACATCAAATGAAAATCCGATTTTGTTTCTTCACCAGTATTCACGTCAAAAATAAACGCATAATTTTTGGTAGCAAATAGCAGTCCACCGATCACGTTATTAAAATTAAATACAATATTTAGTCCGTCTGGGATTTCTCGCTTGCGTAAAGGCTTGGTTAAATTTAACGTGGCCGGCGCTACTAAATCAGTACTAAAATTTTTCAATAGCGGTTTATTCACGGTGGCTAAAATCTCACCACTTCTAGCAGATAATTTTCGCACCCATATTTTACTTACTTTGCCAACGTCATCGCGATAGTAGGCGCCTTTTAGCGTGAGCAATTTGCCTTGTTCATCTCTGATTAAAGCGCCTTTTAAATCTCTTAATCCCATTATTCTGCCTCTTTCCAGAAAAATATTCCGGGCCCAACGGCGGCGTTTGCCGCTGCTTCCGCCGCATCTGCATCATCTGAAACGGATATACCCATCATTGGGCTCCCATTGGCACCAATAGGGTTGACGGTATAGTTCCAATTACCAGCGATACTATAAGTACTGTTTGGATCAAAACTAGCGCCTTGGTCTCCTTTATCTCCCTTAACTCCTTGGATACCTTGAATACCCTGCGCTCCAGTATCACCTTTATCCCCTTTTGGTCCTTGAACTCCCTGGGGACCCTGAATACCTTGCGCTCCCTGTAAGGCACCACCATCTATCCAAGCAGTCCCGTCAAAAATATACATATGCTTATTAATTAGATAGCTGTCGCCTTTGCTAGCGGCCGTTGGCAAGTCTTCCACTTTCTGCATTGCACCTTTGACAGTGAGCCCCGTACCATTGTCGCCTTTAACTCCTTGGATACCTTGGTCTCCTTTATCTCCCTTGTCACCTTTGTCACCTTTGTCACCCTTCGGTCCTTGAGCGCCAGTATCACCTTTATCTCCTTTATCACCTTTGACGCCTTGCAACCCTTGCGGACCAATAAAATCTGGATTGGTACCCAATTCGGAGAAAATATCTTTTCTTAAGTTATCCACTGCCACTTCGAAGGTGATTGTAGTGATAGGCTCACCACTGCGCTGTGCAATTTCTTTAGTGATTTCCACTTTTTCGTACCCGTCAGATGGATAAATAGCAATTCCACTATTATCTGTTACCCAAATTTCCATTAAATAAGTATTAGGTACCAATAATTGCATGACAGTTTCAGAAAAGCTTAAGTCAACTCTCCCTTTATTATCAGCATTTGTCTGGCACGGAATACCAAATAAATATCTTGGCTCCGACAAATTGGTCTTAGAAAACCTTGCTTCTATGGATGAAGTGTTTGTTAAATCCATTGGCTGACTATCATCATCCAGTAACGCAAAGCTTAGCGTTTGGCTGTTGTCGCTATGCTTAATGGATTCGGCATTCTCAATTAGTTTTATTTTAGTCATCGCTATTTTCCTTCCATTTTTTCTAAATCTTTATAAAGTACGTCCGTTTTTCTCAACCGCTCTTGCTCATAACCACGTCTTTTTGCTTTAATTTCCCATGCAAATTTCAAATTGGGAGTATTGGATTTAACAATAAAGTTATCCTCGTTGCGTTCTGCGATCCAAACATTACCAGAAGCGTACGCTTGCAAAAATACTTGGTATGGAATAGCGGTATTAACGGTATCCGAAAATAGAGTGTCAATAGGAATGGTGACTTGCCCAGTCAAATCAGTTTGACCTTCACCCATGTCTCCCAAATAGCTTTCCGCCATTTCATACGCTGGTGTTGCCCTGACACCATCACGAGTAGCATGAATAGCATTTTTTGAACCATGCACATCAAGGTTATTACCAATAACCATGTTCCCGTTATTAAAAAATTCAACCGGGGTGCTTCCTTCATCATCATACGCATCAATATTTATATTCTTGCCGGAAAATTCAGCATCTAATCTAGTCCTTGGGGACACCTGCGTTTCCCAATCCGGGTAGCTCTTTGGCTTAAGATGAATTGGAATCTGTGAATTTATATCCATCTCATCCATTAACCCAAACAATGAGCCATTGTATGTGCCAATTGAAGACAGCACTTTGGGCACATCGGTTTTCCGTTTGCGCCATTCGAAAAAGACACTTCCGTCTTCAATTGAGACTCCATAGGTTCCCGCCTTCGAGAAAATGTCTGTTGATTTATTCCATGAAGTGATGTACCCGTTGGTCAAATTGAACGAAGTTAAGCCTTCAGAATCAGATAAAACACCTTTTTTAACATTTAAAGTACCAGCGTCTAAATCAAAAATGACATTATCGTTGTTGGAAGAAATGGCTCCGCTTTTGATTAAGCTGGCATTCAGTGTTCCCGCTTTGATGAAGTCTGCCACAATTTGACCATCACTCGTCATTGCGCTTTCGTAAGGTCCTGCAATACCGTGACTGCTAAACCCCAATCCGCTCATACTCCATTGCCAAACTTTTTGCGCCGTTTGTTCATTGTCGGTATCCATGATCAATATTTTATCCGGATAAACTCGTACATAGCCGCCCATCCCAGAATTAAAAAGATTAGTCACTGCGGATTGTGCTTTACTCACTATGCCATCGTCCACCGTCTGAACCTTGTTCGCGACTGTTTCAATTTTGGTTAACAAATCAGGACTCCGACTTTCTGATGCATAGGTTTGAGTAAGATACTCCTCGCGTACTGGTGTCCATGTATAAGCGGTCAATCTCGCTTGTGCCCTAATACCGTCTTCGTCATGGATAAAAGTAACTGTGTCCCCTGGATAAACGCGGGTAAACACCGCGCTGTTTTTATATTCCTCGGTATTTTCTAGCATCACAACATTCAATTCATAGGTTGTAGACGGTTTATCAATGTCGTTTTCCGAAAACTCTTTCCTTGCAGCTTCACGTAACTCCTCTAATGCAACTACCTCTGGCACTGCACCATCATCGGTACTACTGTCATCTGTTGCCGTTGGGTCAATCGCTTTTACATCCGAGTACGTTATCTCGGCAACATGAGGCAACGTATAATTCTTTATTAGCGGACTATCTACATATTTTTCAGGCAGCAATAGTCCGTTATATCCTTCCGGCATGATACGAGTCACTACGGTGCTTGTATCAATCGTTTCCTTATAGCCGGTCAAATTTTTCTTATTGCGAAAAACAACGCCTCGATCTTCACCAATATGTGCATGAACTTCGAATGTAAAACCTTGCCAATCAAATTCTCCACCCCAACGACTCAGAAAACTATTCTCATCAGTACCAATCAAAGCACTTATGACACTCATTCTCACCATACGTGCCGTTGCTAAGTTTGAAATTGAAGATGTGTAAGTGAAGTTATGCGGAAATTGAGTATTTGCCATAATGTGTTCTATCACTTTTGTTCCAGAGCTTTCTACATTATTGATATCTTCGATAAAGTTATACGATAAGTCCCAAAACACTTGATAAGCTGTGACCGAGATAGTACCCATCGACTTCATTCGGCTTGTGATTCGAAATAAATTTTCGCCATCTGGCGTAGAAGCTTTAATGACTTTTTCGTTGTCTATTTCTGAACCATTAATTCCTTTTAACGGGTAGTCAAACGTTAGAACAAAAGAATTATTTAATTGCCAAGTTATCAGATCGTTATAAGCATCCGGCAATGATTTACCACGATGAGTAAAATCCGTATCAGTGCTTTCGTACATTTGCATCAAGTTAACCACCTCCAATTTGGTTTCAAATCGAATGACGTTGCATTAGTGACCGAAATATCGTTGCGTCCCAATGCAAGTTTTGGAAACTCGCCAATCATATTTTCCTCTAAGTTCACACTATTCAATGGGTTATATGCCATCATTCTCTGCGAATCAATAATGATGGATTTCTGAACGCCTTTAACTGTTAAATCTATTCCATTAATGGTTAATGCAACGTCACCATCTCCATATAATACGAATGTTGGTTCACTCTCTATTGTCGTGAGGTTATAAATTTCGTAAGAACTGGTTAAACTCTCCAGTGTTCGCGCACGTTGATAAATAAACGGATCAATTACCATATCAACGGTAAAACTACCAAACAAGCCTAACTGGTTCGTAACATCGCTGATAGTAATGGTTTTTACTTTATAAAAAAATTTCTCGTCATCATTAAACGCTATTTCTTTAGCCGAATAAAGCCAGCCTACGACAGCTCGTAAGTTGGCTTTTAATTCGGTTTTTGAATATGCGCCTAATGTAAGTGTTATCTTGCTGTCCAGCCACCCGCCAAGTTCAGTCAGTGAACCATGCTCACGTCCTGGAACCGAAGTGGTCACAATCTCACGTTGTGCACTCGGAATGGCCGGGTCTTCGGTAAGATAAACGCCGTGTTCAAAACCGGTACCATCGTCGTTTAATTTAAAATCAATCATCGTCACGGCCTCCTTCCATAACTAAAGTTTTGCGTTGCGTCTTGCTGCTTCATATAATCGCTCATATAAGGCCCGGCAATTTGAGCAAACGTTCGGCCATCAATATTTAAAATGATTGGCTGATCAGAATTACCCATTGAAGCAGAAATACCTTTGCCAATAGCACCAAGCGTTTCGGCGTTAAGTGGTAATGCAGCCTCGGGTCCAGCCTCACCAGCACCTTTAAGTTGACCATTTGCCCCGCCAAAAATAGTTGGCTGGTTAAAAATTCCACCCTTTGCGTACCAGTCCACAGATAGATGTGGTACCGAAGGCGGCTTCAAACTAAATGAACCATTCAAGTTAAAATGTGGCAATGGCGGCATATCAATCTTTGGAATTCGTAAATGCATCCCAGTGAAAAAGCCTTTAATTTTACTGACAATATTTGAAATTGTATTTTTAGCTGCATTGATTGGGGTAGTGATTGCTGTTTTAATACTGTTCCAAATACGACTGGTCGCTGATTTAATCGCATTCCACGCTCCAGTTACACCGGTTTTAATGCTGTTGTATACGCCTGATATTGATGTTTTAATGCCATTCCAAATACTTTTAACAGTTGAAGCAACTCCTTTAAAAATAGAACTGGTTACTGTTTTAATACCATTCCAAGCATTTTTAACAGCTGTGCCAATCGCCTTTGCAACGGGAGAAATAACCTTGGTTATTGCACTCCATGCACTCTTCGCAACAGAGGTGACAGATTTAAAAATTGAACTAGTGACATTCTTAATTCCATCCCACGCAGCTTTAACTGCCGTGCCAATTGCTTTAACGATTGGACTGATCACATTTTTAATTGCCGTCCATACAGTTTTAGCAACGTCCCCTACTGCTTTGAATACTGAACTTGTGACGTTCTTGATTCCGTTCCATGCATCTTTAACTGCGTTTCCAATGGCTTTGGTCACGTCCGTTATTACATTTTTAATTGCATTCCATACGCTACTGGTAACATCCTTTATTCCATTCCAAATATCACCAAAAAAGTCTGCTAACGGCGACCATACAGTTTTTGCTAAAGCAACGATTCCATTCCATGCTACCGATAGCAAACTAGTTATAACAGTCCAAACGCCTTGGATAACTGACTGAATTGTCATAAAAACGACCGTGATAATACTTTTAATAGTTTCAAAAATTGGCTTAGCCACATTTGCAATTCCAGTCCAAACACCACTTAAAAACGTAGTAATACCAGTCCAAACTGATTTAATCCAATTAGTGAAACTAGTCCAAGCAACTTTAACCGCATCCCAAACCTTTGAAGCACCACTAGTAATTCCTAACCAAATGCCACTGAAAAATGATGCCATTCCGCTCCAAGCGTTTTTTAACCAGTCCACAAAATCTTTCCAAATTTTCTGACCAGTTTTTGTTTTTGTAAAAAACAATGTTAAAGCAGCAACAACAGCAGCAATCGCAATGACAACAAGTGTAAATGGATTTAAAGCCATGACCGCATTAAATGCAGCCTGAATCCCAGTTCCAATTTTTGTGACGTTATTAAATAATGTAAATCCGTCTTTAACGGCAGTTATAGTTGCCGGTAACTTACTAATACCAATCATCAATTTTCCAATGATTAATGTTGCTGGTCCAACTACCGCTGCAATCCCAGCAATAACCATAATAAATTTCTTTACACCGTCACTTGTCTGGGTAAACTTATCAACCATTGCACCAGCAAAGTCAGCTACTTTTTCAATGACTGGGGCTAACGCTTCCGTTATCTTAATGGCTGCGGATTCTAACGACCCTAGCATTTGGTCTATTGCCGCCTTTGGACCCTTGTTCATTTTGTCAGCCATACCTTTTGCGGCGCCGCCAGAATCTTTGAAGCTCTTGGTTAGTTTATTAAACTTAGCTGGTCCTGCACTAACTAACGCAGTCATCCCTGATAGTGATTCTTTACCAAATAATGTACTCATGGCTTGCGATTTTTGTTCTTTGGTTAATCCGCTGAACTTATCTTTCAGCATTGCAATAATACTGCCCAAAGGTTTCATCTTTCCTTGCGCATCAAAGAAGTTTAATCCATATTGTTTTATAACTTTGCTCATCTTATTTGTCGGATCAGCAAGACGTGCCATTGATGTTCTCAATGTGGTACCAGCTTGTGAGCCTTTAACACCGGCATCACTCATGATACCAATGGCAGCGGCAGACTCTTCCAAGCCAATACCCATTGCATGAGCAACAGGGGCAACGTACTTCATTGCGTCACCCATATCGCCAACTTCGGCATTGGTATCAGCAGCAGCCTTAGCAAAGACGTTAGCGACGTGTCCTGACTTTGAAGCGTCCAATCCAAATCCACGCAAAGCGGTAGCAGCATTTTCAGACGCTACGCCTACATCCCCGCCAGAAACGGCAGCAAGGTTCAAAACTCCAGGCATGGCCTTCATAATCTCGTTTGCCTTAAATCCAGCTGATCCTAAGTTTTCCATACCGCCAGCAGCTTCTTTAGCGTTAAAAACTGTCTTAGCTCCTAAATCAACAGCCTGACTCTTTAACTTTTCTAGTTCTCCACTGGTTGTGCCAGAAATAGCGCCGACACGATTCATTTGATTTTCAAAATCGCCACCGGTTTTTACAGCAGCAGCTCCCACCGCTACAAGTGGAGCAGTTACCCCAACGGATAACTTCTTACCAACGCTGGAAACTTTTGTACCACTGTCGCCAATTTTTTCGAGTTTAGCAGCAGTTTCAGTTGATACGCCACCCTGCTTGCGGATTTCTTCATTGACGGTTGAAAGCTCGCCTTTTAGGTTAGCCTCGGAGGTTTTTGCGTCATCAAGTTTGGTTCGCATTTGAGTGACTTCTTGGCTATTTTCTCCGTAAGCAGTTTCAGTTTCTTTTAACTGCTTTTCAAGATTATCAACTTGAGCCGCAGCTAACTTATTTTGTTCGCCTAACTTCTTTTGCTCTAATGCGTTCTTTTCTGCTTTGGTAGCATTGCTACCCAATTCGGCCGTTTGCCGTTTGAATGAAGCAGTAACGGCATCTTGTTTGGATTGTAGTTGAGATGATTCGCCTTTTAAGGTTTCCAGCTTTTCTTTAGCCGTTAAAGCAGCTTTGCCTTCATCAGATAATTGACTGTTTACCTTTTTTAAAGCACTTTCTAAGTTGCTCTGAACTCGTTGGGCGTCGGCTACCTTACCAGCTTGTTTTTCCAAAGCACTGGCAGAAGTATTCGAATCATTTTTCATATTCTCAAATTCAGCTGATAACTTCTTAACTCGTTCGCCCGCAGCGGTGGATTGCGTCTCTAATTTTTTTTGTTGAGCTACAAGTTTATCCACTGCGCTTGCGTTATCGCCCATAGCAGCAACTTGAGCTTTATACTCTTTAGCTGCTGTATTCATTGTTGTGTTTATTTCTTTTAGCGTTTTTGAGAACTCAACCGCTCCACTAGCTTTAAACGCTAAGACAACATTAGATTGCTCATTTGCCATGTTTTTACCTCCTCTCGATTAATTCCAAAATGGAACTTGATCCATATAAACCTCTTTCTCTTCTTCAATCGCGTCAGGATTATTAATTTCTAGCCACATAACATATGACTTCAAAAAGAAATTAGGCGTAATTGATAACAAAAATTCAGGTGTCCAATGCAGTAAATTAGTCGCAACATAAATAAAAAAGTCCCAAGGATCATCTACTTGACCGTCTTGGGACTCCTCATTTTGTTGCGAATTTAGTTTTTTACTTTTTTGCCATCCGCTGGTTGAAAGTAACTGCTATTAAATACTTTCATTGCGTCGTTGTAGACACTTTCGATTTCGTCAAAAGGAATCGAATTAATTAATTCTTGCGGAGTAGTTTCAGTTCCACCACTGCGAACAATCCCATAAATCAACGAACTCATAATTTTTAGAACGTCTGTGTCCATATTCACCTTTGACTTTGACATTACCTTTTTCATATCACGCTCAAACGCGACGAAAGATTTGCCATATGCCTCAGCAACGTACTCCATTGTTCCCATGTTAAAAGAAACTGGAATCTCGACACCTTGAATTTTAATGTGGTGCTTTTCAGCCGCTGAATTTGGTAGAAGGTCTTTTAATTTTGCCATCCTAAGCCTCCGTTGGTGTCTCTGTTGCAGCAGGAGTTGAAGTTAATGCTGCCGCTTGATCCTTGTTAAAGACAACCTGCTTCATGAAGTCATCCACAGTGAGAGTGGTCTCGCGTTGGTTTGAATACTTTGCGTAAAGGGCGTGATTATCCCGTAATCCACTAGCCTGAACCGTCATACTTGGATCTTGTTCCTTAAATTCGTCCTCGCCTGTGTCATATTCAACAACGGTAGCTGGATCAACGGTACAATTTGGGAACCACATTGCGTCCATAACACCATTAGATTTTTCCGCCACGAAGCCCATTGCAAATTCTGGCGCCTCAACTGCATCAGACGTTGCAAACGAAATGCCGTTTTCTGCCAGCGCTCCAGTCAGTTGATCTAGCACGCTAGTTCGTAAACCAGTGTGGTCGATAGAAATTTCTTCGCTAGTTTCTTGGTTGACTGACGCAATCTTAATTCCAGAAGCCCAAAGGTCAGTAACCTTACCATTACCCTTAACACTCAACTTTTTGGCGATTGAGGCACGGATTATTTCATCCGAATAAACCGCTGGCGAGTTGGTTGTTTCCTTCGTTGTTTTCATTGCGAAATACAAATCACGAATTGTGATTGTATATGCGTCAATATTTGCTTTACTATTTTCTACTGTTGCCATTTTTCATCATTCCTTCTTAAAATAATTTTTCGGTCAGTATTTTTAACACTGCCGATTTGTTTGCATCTAATGCGTTTTTTACATAATGCTGTGCCCGTTGTGGATGCTCTCCACCGGTGCCATGCTCGGAAAATAGCCAGTAAAACGAGTCCCCGCCGAACGTCACTTCAATCTCATCGTCATTAACAAAAACGTGTAAATCATCAGCCATATGGTCCTTTTGAATCTCTGACTTAGGAATCAGTGGCCTTAATTTTTTAACAAAAAAATTAGCCGCCTCTTCTTGAGCAGCTAAAATTTTCACGCTTGAAACGTTGTATTTTTTTAATTTGGAACTTAAATCCGAAAATCCGTTATCACTCATCTTCCATCACCCGAATGTACGTGTGAAAATTAGTAACCGTTACATCATTCTCATCACCCAACGACGCTTCAAAGTCTGTATAAGGCGTCTCACTGAACGCTTTCTTAAACAGGTTTAAATCGGCTTCTGTCCCATGGGTAAACAACGAAATTTCGTATTGTGGTAAATAGGCATTGTGCCGACCACTCGCTGAAATCTTACTTTCATTCACAAACGAATATACATAGTACGGGTAAGCTTGATTTTTACCGGCTACATCTCGGAAAACCGGCAAGCCCAATCCTTTTAATTTAGAGCGCATTTCTGCAAAACTAAGTAACATAATCAAGACTCACCTCCATTGTTTTTTCATCCTCTAAGACAAATATCCGTGTAACTAAAAAATCGACCCCGCGAATGCGAAATCGATTATTTTTTTGAGTTATGGAATTATCCAACCGGATTTTAATCCGTTTTACCACATCACTTTTAGCTTGTTCAGAAAGATATTTTTCGGTTGCGGTCACGCCCAAATCGGAATAATAAACTGTTCGAACTGGCTCCCAAGTTTCTGCTGGTCGGTCGTTTTCGTCCACACCATTCACAAGTTTCAGTAAGCTCGCTCTATGGCGTATCTTGTTCGTTAACCGTTTCGTCATCGGCGAACACCTCACTTAACAAGAACGGCGTAAGCGACTCTAATCCGTCGCCAAGGTCCTTTTCAGATACTCTAAAATCATTCAATAAAGCCGCTACCATGAGAATCATTTGATGTGATTGCTTGCCGGTTGCCGTTTGGACAAATCGACGCGCAAACGCCAAATAATTGACTAACATAGTATCGTCCATGTCATCTTCAAATTGGATATGACTTTTAAAATCTTCTAACAGTGGTTCATCTTTCATATGCGATTACCTCGCTGACTATCCCTCTGCTGGTTTGCCAGCTAAGTTCAATTTGTACATTGTTGGTTCGAGTGGGCTAAAGATTAATTGACCATCTAATAGGTTGTAAATCTTGGCACCAATCAAGTTAGACGCAGAATATAATTCATTGAGAACTTGTAGTTCCATTGAGCCTAAAACGTCTTGAATCTGGAATGACTTAAAGTCACCAAAGTAGAATGCTGGCACTGATTCGTCTTGCTTGTCGTCGGCGAATAAGTAATCGGTAACGTGTGCGTTATATCCCAGCAAGCGACCGTCCACGCCAGCAATTTGACCGTTTTCGAGTGCGTCTAATGGACGATACAAAGGACGACCGTTGGCATCTTTAGCAGTTTCGATTAAATCTTGTGCAGCAGTGTTTAAGAAGAACATTGAGTTTTTACGTACTGAACTTTTAACCGAATTTTTAAAGTGAACAAGCGCATCAGATACAGCACTACCAGTTGTTAAGTCAACAGCTGCGGCTGGTGCGTATTCAACAGCTTGCTTCAATAATGAGCCATCATTTGCATTGTCGGTGTCGAGACCGTTAAACATATAGTCAGCTTCTTTGGCAGTATATGCCTTGCTCAATTCAGTGATCACTTCATTTTCAATGTTAATTCCTGAACGGTTGGCCAGCTTTTTCGTAAATGTTACCAATGCATCAAATTCAGTTGGGTCAAGTACGCGTTCTTCTAATTCAATAGCTGAATCAGGAATAGGATTGGCAATTGTACGTTCCACTTTGTGGCCATTTGCAGTTGGTGCTTTAACAAGAACTGGGTAGCCATTTGTGTTTGAATCTGAATGTACAGTACCAAATTGACGTAGGCCATTTTCTTCTTGGGCATAAGAAATAATTTCTTTTTCAATAGTTTTTGGAACGGTTAAACCACCCTTACCAGTGATAATACCAAAATCGCGTGCTTCTGCTTGGTCAATGTTTTGGCCTAACGCAGCCTTAGTAAACAGTTCACGTGTTTTGCCATCACGACGTTCTGCGTTTTCTTTAGCAGGAATAGTAATGTTTGGCTTGATTGCAGCACGTAAAGCAGCACGGCTCTCGCTAGAAACAACCTTTCCCTTGGTTTCGTCCCCCTTGTTGTCATCACCTGGTGCTGGAGCAGGAGTTGGATCCTTAGGATTGTCGTCATCATCATCTGGTTCATCACCGGTTGCGTCTGCGTCAGTGATTGCCTTGTTAAGTTCTTCCAGTTCAGCCTTAATTTTTTCAACTGCATCAGTGATTGTCTTAACCTGTTCGTCAGTTAAATCGGCTGAACGAGCTTCTTCACCATACTTATTTAACTTTGCTTCCAATTCTGCTTTGCGTTTTAATAAATAATTCATGTTTAAATTACCTCTTTCGTGTTTTGAATTTTTTGAATCAATTTTTGACGCTCAATATTCTGAATCAGTTTTTGACGCTGTTTAATACTTGTGATTAAATCGCTACTATCATTCTCTTTGTCGCGAGAGAGTGACGCTGTTGTGTCGTCATAAGCTGGTAACGCAACAACCGAAATTTCGTATAAATCAACGTCGGTCACGGTTCGTTTTGGTAAGCTTTCATCTGAATAGTCCCATTCGTCTGAAACGACCACGAAACCAAAACTCATTTGATTAATATCACCACGTTCCATTGAAACAGCTAGATCACGACCAACTGTTGTGTTGGGCAATTCGAGATCGAACGCCAAACCAGTCTTATCCTCATCTAAAGTCAGTGTCTTGGCCTTAGTTCGCCCAATTACATTTGCCCAATCATGAGAGAATAGCGCGCGAATATCATCATTCTCGTTTAACGTTCTCGAAAATGCACCGGGCGCAATTGTCTCTTGAAAATATCCACCAATAATTGTTGGCGAATTAAAAACGGACGCATACCCCTTAATGTTGCCAGGAGTCGCATCCGTTCCGTCACGTTTATTAAATTGGTCAAAATTAAAGCTTCGTGTTTCCCGTACTGTCATTAATATCACCTCCTTTCAGTGAAGCCTTAACGACATCTGGCAAATCCTTTAGTGGCACTAAATCTCGACTGATATAACGTTCATCTGCCAATGGGTCGTCTGACCGTGGTGCGCCAAGAATTTCGCTGGCGTCATTTGGTGACCAGATACCTGTTCGAACATTATTGTATGCGATAGTGGTTTTAGTCGAATAGTTGACGAAATCCAAAGTGTTAAGCTCAAATTCTACGTGCAAGCCAGTTCCATTTAACAGCAAATGAGTATAGTGTTCCGCCAAATTTTGCAAGATTGGTTTAACCGTTTTATTGTGCAAATACATCATTGCTTTTTCCACATCAGAGACCATGAGCTTTTGATATGTGTCAACGTTGATTCCGAAAAACTTACCAAGGTCAGGCTTGTAAACGTTCAAATAATTAAGCACTTTATCATCTTCCACCGGGCTTTCAAGGGTTTCAACGTTGTAACCTTTGCCAAGTGGAATCATCTTCGTTACTGATTTATTCGAAACGTCATCAAGTTGGCTAGTGATATGTTTAATCACTTCACCTTGCATCTTATTTCCGGGGTTTAAAACGGTGTCAATCTTAAGCAAGAACGCGAGCAAGCCACCCTTTTTATACTTATCTGTCAGTGTCTCTTCCGCATTCATAACGCCTTCTAAAGTGCTTTTAGCAAGGTCTAAAATACCAGTACCTTGGTCGAAACGGACGCCCATTTTTTTGACGTGTTCGACAAGAGAGCTCGGTAACTCATTGCCATTTAACGAATAATGCTCAACTAAATTATCATCTAAATAGCTATAAATGTTATCCAGTAGATGTAGACTTTCACCGTCATAAACTGGAAAAACTTCGCCATGCAGCAGCAACGCGTTGGTTTGTAGTTGCATGAATTCGGTTGCCGTTAAATAGTCGTTTGGATGATTGAGTAAGTCCAATGCATAACCATGTTTAATTTTATTACCCTCGCTATCTTTCAAAACCGGCTTAGCTAAGGCTATCTGCGTAGAAATATCATTCATTAATTCATTAACGTCACTCGATTTTAAAACCGAATCATCATTGACTAATTTCGTGTTCCAACGAATCGTGGAATTAATATAATCATTCATTAATCCCTTTGTATCAAGTCGCCGAATCAAGTAGTTTCGGAAACTATTTCTAAGTCCCAAAGTTGTCTCACCTCCTATTTGTAAATTTCGTTTAGATAATTGCTGACATCCTCTGGATTTTGGTCGTCCATTTGGGTAATTGTCGATTTGTGTGCGTCAAAAAATGCAGCAGCACCATCAATTTTATGTTTGGACGCTCGTTTGCTTGGACCTTTCATGCCATTGATATTCTCGATCACCACAAGATTAAGCAAACAGTAGACCAGCAAAGGATTGTCAGTCACCAAACGATTTTCATAAACCAATCTTTCAGTGTCATCAATCACTTCGTTCATGATTTTCGGGTATTGATAAATCGCGATACATTCAAGTCCCAAATCTTCCAGTAATTCAATCATGTGCTGTGACATAGCCGGATCATAATTAAGCTGTTGGATTTGATATTGTTCCATTAATTCCTTAATAGTTTCAATCACTTGTTGTTGGTCAATCATCTTGCCATCACAAAATTCAACAAAGCCTTTTTTGGCCAATTCTCGATATGGTACATTATCTTCCTGTTCTCGATACTCAACATTTTCATAAGGCAAAAAGTAAATTTGCTTAACTTTTAAAATTGCTCGCCCGTTTTCGTCATAAGTTGGAAAATTAATCGATACACAGGTTAAATCGGTTGTTTTGGATAAGTCCAATCCCAGCCATGCCGGCTCGTCCTTTAAGCCAGTCATTTCATTTGGCTGTAGGATTGGCTCAATCTGATCTCGATTAAAATAATTGTCCGCAGAATTAACAAAAACATCTAAATGTTTAGATAGAAATTCAGCTTTACCATGCTCGGAACGTTCGGCTGACTTAAATTCGTTTTCCAATGCAGCCATCATAATTGATACGTTCAAATTAGGATTAACCATCTGCCAAACATGCCTATCTTTCCAATCGTAACGTTTGTTAGGCTCGTAGATTAATACCAACCTGCTATCGTCATTATCTTCATCCAAAATAACTTTAGATTCCTTGTAGACACGCATCCCCACCGAGCCGGAGCCTTTACCAGCTGTGGAAATATTAAACATAAGCGGCTGCTTACGTTCAACCATTGCTGATTTAAAGTTGTCATACTGATCCATGTTGGTTTGTGAGTGAAGTTCATCATTCAGTACAAAAGAAGGGTTAGAACCTTCAATTTTGCCAGTGTTTTTAGTCATGACCCGAAAATTATTTTCATAGCTGATACCATCATTTTGATATTTATAAACTGCTGAAAGAATTGAACCGCCCTTTTTGAAAATTTGAGTCTGATCGTACAGTTCTGGTGAGTTTTGAATAGTGGCAGCAAAAGGTTTAGCGGCGTATTGAGCTTGTTCAAAGTCCGCAGCACAACAATATACGTCTGCACCATTCTCATCATCCCCATACATAGCAAAAGCCAAGGCTCCCGAACCAATTAAAGTTTTTCCGTTTTTCTTCGGTACCTGCCAGTAAACTTCACGAATCACGCGGACTGTTTCATCTTTTTCATTCTTGTGTTGCCATCCATACGTTTGTGCAAATCCATACAGCTGCCATGGTTCTAACTCTAAATGGCTTCCAGCTAAAGTTCCCTTAACGTGTCGTACATAAGTTTGGATGAAATCCAATGCCATGTTGGCTTTATTGTTATCCCACCAAATATCTTTCCGCTTTTTCCAATGGTTATAACGTTTAACCGATTTCACGATTGTTTGGGGATAATCTTTCTTACTTTTGTTTACCATTTTTGCGTATAGGTCAGCATAATTAACATCTGGTTCAATTATCATTTAGCCCACTTCTTCTTAAACGAAATTAGCGTGTTTCCGGCTTCCGTTTCTTTTTCAGCGACTCCGGTTCCAGTATCGACAGTTGTGCCACCAGTGATAACTTTTTTAGATAAAGCTTTATTTGTCATTCCTAATTTTTCTAACGCTTTAACTTTTTTCTCATTCCAGATATCAACCTGCACGGATAATGGGTCTTTCGTGATATTTGTGTTGTTGCCCTGATTGGTGTGGGTACGAGTTGCCTGAAATTTATTATCCTTCCACCGTTCGAACATCAAAGTGTAAACTTCGTAAATGTCGATATACGTGTCAATCATTGGGTCAAGTAGCGGGCTATACGTGTCCGTGTGCTCTAAAATATCTTTCACCCGTTTTCGTTCGGTTTTGGCAGCCTCGGTCGCCATTTCTCTTCTATCAGTGTCCTTAGCACGATTCGCCATTCTCTCATCCCTTTCTGCTTTGCGTTTTTTCTTCGGAGAGGTCTCCCTCCATCCGTCATACCTATCCTCATCAAATTTTTTTAAATTATTTTTCGACGGGGGGGCTACATTTTTTCGAAATAGCTCGCAAAAATTTCTGGTTTTTTATTTTCTTGTTCGTGTTCGACAATTGGGTGACAACGAGCGCACAACAGCATGATATTATCTGGCTCAAACTCAAGTTGTGGATTGTCCTTAATCGGCACAATGTGATGATGTTGTTTATTTCGACCGAATACTATTCGTCCACAGTTCTGACAAGCGTTATGTTCGCGCATATCAACCACCTCACAAACTGACTTCCATTCTTGCGATCTATAAACCGGCTTGTTGTCGTGATGATAAATTGACTTTCGCTTAGCATGTGCTCGCTTAAACTTTTCCGAGTATTTGTGTTCTTCGCAATAGCTACCGTGCTCAATAACGTTATGGCAGCCGTTAAACTCACACATGTGTTTAGTCATCTTGTTTCATTAGCCATTCGACTAAGTCTTGTTTCTTAACAACCTTGCTATCCTTATCCAGTCCCTTAGCCTCAGCCATGCTACGTAGCTCGGTGACTTTCATATTTGCATAGTCTTTCACCTGCTGAAATGGCTTAGCCTCAAACTCAACCTTCTTAGTTTTGTCGTTGTAATACTCGGTTCCAAACGGCGTATTCCTTACTGCTCGTTTTGTCATGTCTATTCATCCTTTCATGGGTACACAAAAAGCCAACTAACTTAATAGCTGGCTTTCGTGGTAGATTACAATATATATTTTTCGGAAGTGTAAAGGTGTTGCCGTGTTTAGTTTACACTCTGACTTATTTTGCAACTTCTTTACGATAACAATATATCACGTATTACCATGTCGAGAATACGCAATTAGTACGCGATATCATAAAGTCCTAGTCGATTTGCCAAATCGTTTAAAAATTCCTTGCGCATTTTAAAAGCAGTTGTGTGGCTGACGTTTATTAAATGATTAGCAATCAATCCATCCACCGTATATTCTGGTCGTCTCTTAAAGTACATCTCTTGGATGATTGTCCACGTGTCGTTATCATATTCATCTTGCATATTGCTGATGATGTCTCGCTGCCGCTTTAACGCATTAATACGTCTGTCGTCATCAATGGTTATTAAAGTCCGCAGCGTGCCATCGTTATCCATAACGTTGGATTTACCACCGCCGATATTATCATCATTCGAGCTCATCGGATATCGCAACTCCTGTTCACGCATTTCGATATACTTATCTACCTTGGGATAATCTCTCAATATGTCTTCGACCTTATTAACGGTTGACCGTTTCATTTAACCACCCCACCATGCTGATAGTACGGCTTACTATTTATCTTGGCTAATGTTGCCTCGAATTCTTCCAATGTGTCTAAGTAAGTCTTAGCTTTTACCAAATCCTCATGACCATTCTTATTCTGGTATCGAGCAATGTACTTGAAAATATTACCTTTCAAAAATCCACGGTACTCATCATTAGTCAGCAAACCATTCTCAAAGTGTGAGAACAAATCCTGTCCTTTGTTTTGATAATATTCTGGTTTCATCTATCATCGCCCCTTTCGTGCTGTTTAATGACATTATTTACGGTAGTCAATGAATGGCCTAGTCGTTGGGCTATCTCTCTACCAATCAAGCCTCGTCCGTGCAGTTCAATAATCTTCCTTCGCTTTTCTGGGAATGTCGCTAAAACAATTCCCTTCATCACCTTTCGATCATCTAAGTGAAACTGCCTACGTAACTTAACTAACTCCGATTCTGGCACATTTACCATACTGGGCTCTTTGCCAGCAACTCGATACTTGTTTTCTAACGCATGAACCTTTTCTACTAGATTATTCATTTAATCACCTTCAATAGTTCTGGTCATTTAACCTCTCTAATCGTCCAACCATCAAGCTTATTATGCATAATCGCCGCAGCCTTAATCTTCCAGGTCGGACGTTTGATAATCTGCTGTGCGTAACTAACAAAGATGGCTCTGTGCCACTCCTTACCTCTGGTTATTGTTACTTTCATTTATTCCTCACTCACAATTCTTAAAGCATCATCCACAGAACGAGCCACCCCGTATAGGATTGGATACTGCTCTGCAAATTCAGCAAATCGTTTCTGATCGTCACGTAATCTGCCAACTTCATTCTTCACTTCAATAAAAAATATCTTGCCGTCCGAATGCCTAAATCCAAATAAATCTGGGTAACCTTTTGGCAATCCGGTATCAAACCACTTCCCATTTTCCATTAATACCTTACCCACATTTGCTCTGAATATAGTACAGTCGGCATGGCTAACCGCCACTCTAATATCATTTTGTATTTTATGTTCACTAGTCATTATTTGTACCATCCAGTTTGATTCGTTTAATGTCATTAATTCTATTTGTCTGAATCCAATTTGATGTTTTTAATTAAAAATCATCTGTTTCTTCATTTGTATAAAACTCTA